GTTTTACATAACGCGGGTCAGTCGTATACTGGCGTCCCATAGAACCGGGTCTGCGGTTTGGATCGTTATATTCAATCTGCTGGGTAACGGCATCCATCTTAGGGATAGGGATGTTGTAGCCACCCTCATCTTTGTCCGTTGCAAGCTTATACGCGCCAATACCAAGAGTTAACAATTTTGCTGGGTCAAACTTACCGTTTGTTTTAAGCAAATCAAGCGCTTTAGAACCGTACTTTTTTACGTAGCTAAGCAGGGAGTTGTTGCCGCCAGCAAAATTCCCATCTTTGTCTGTGAACCCGCCTTTTTCGGCATTGTATGTAAAGTCAGTGCCCGCGCTATCTTTAAAAGTTAAATTGCCAGAGTCGTCAATCTTATAGGCGTTACCAACTTCGTCTTGCAAAAACCCTTGTCCCGCCAAAGCTTCGGATGAAGTCAGGTCATAATCTTGGGACTCGCCCCCAGTAAAGTCAATGGTGTCAACAGTGCCGTCTTCGTAGGTATATGTTTCATATTCCTCCGTTTCGGGGTTGTAAACTGTTTCGGTAATTAGTGCCATCTTGAGTCCTTAGCGTAGTAGTTTTAGCAGATCGTCCACCGTCATCTGCTCCGCCAGCAGGTCATCAAGGTGCCCGCCGGTAGCCATTTTAGTCTTATCCTTGAAGTTCTTGGTATCTTTTTTGTTTGTATCGTTATCTAAAAGTTCTTCCAAGGTTGCAAACAAATTAAAGTCACCCATAGGGCCTGCGTAAATGGGATCAGTCCTGTCTCCACTAATGTATGAACCAGCGCTTGGCACAAACGACGGTGTAGTTGTCGGTGGTGGTGTAACCACTGGGGGTGGCGGAGGAGTTACCTTTGTAATTGGTACGCACTTGCCTTCGGCATTTTTTACCTGTCCGGGCGGACACGACGTTTCTGCTTTTTCGCACACGCCTGTTGCTAGGTTGCGGGTATAACCCGTTTGACAGACAGGCACACAGGTACCGTTAACTTTCTCAAATCCCGGAGCGCACTCGTCAGTTTTAATAGGCACGCATTGCTTCAGGTCTTCGTCGTAAACTTGACCGGGTGGGCATTTCTTATCCACAATCGTGACAACCGGAATACACGCAGTACCGGCATCGTTTGGCTCGTACCCCTCAGGGCAAGATAGCGTAGTAGGTGTTGTTGGCGTTTCGGCTATTGGCACGCACTGTTTTAGGTCTTCGTCGTAAACTTGACCCGGCGGACATTTCTTGTCCACAATCGTGACGGTTTCGATAGGCACGCATTTCTTTTGCTCTTCGTCGTATACAGACCCGGGCGGGCACTTCTTGTCCACAATCGTAATTTCAGGGATTGTTGCTATCGGCACGCACTGTTTTAAGTCTTCGTCGTAGACTTGCCCGGGTGGGCATTTCTTGTCCACAATCGTAATTTCAGGGGTTTCTACTATCGGCACGCATTTCTTTTGCTCTTCGTCGTATACAGACCCGGGTGGGCACTTTTTGTCTACAACCGTAACGGTACCAAGATCAGTAGTTCCGGTAGTTCCGGGAGTTACAGGGATTCCAGTAGTTTCGGTGGTTCCGGGTGTGGGTTTATCACCTGTGACAGTAACCGTATCGGTGCCAAAATTAATCAAGTCTAGAATGTCTTGGTTACTCAGCCCGCTATCCGCTAACTGCGTAGTGTTTGTAATACCAATTGACCGTAAAAAGTCTGCGTATTCATCGGCTGTTCGGGTTGTATCTAACTGGTCCAACGTACCAAGAGAGTTAGTAAACGAAGTTGTATCGGTGCCTGTACCGCCAGTGTCATCGCCTGTGCGACCGCTGGTAGTTAGGCTGGTAAGCAACCTCATATCTCGTCTAAAGTCCGCCAAACCTTGAACGCCACCATTTTGATAAGCGGTTAATTCCCCGGGTTGTAGCTCTGCCAAGTCTTCGTCGGACAAAGTGGTGATAGCTGCAGGAGTACCGGTACCTGTAGTAGAACCAGTTGTAGAGCCAGTTGTAGTTGTTTTTCTAGCATCAGCAATAGCAGAGTTTGCGGCGGCAATGGCAGTGTTGATAGCAATTTGGTCTAAAGGTTTGCCAGAAATTACGCCCGTTACAGCGTTGGTAACCAACTTCTTTTGGTTGGCGGTTAAATCTTTAAACTCTTCAATGTTACCTAAGAGTGAGTTAACAGCACCGTTGACGCCACCAGTAACAAAACCCTTAGTCATGGCCTCGCCAACGTCTTGACCTGAGAGCAATGCAGTGCCCGCAGAAACCGCAGCGTTTTGGAAAGAATTAGTTAGGGTTTTTGTAAGGTCGGCTGATAAGCCAAGGTCTTTAATAAACGAAGCGCCATCCTTCATAAAGTCCATGCCGGGTATTTGAGCACCAGCAAAACTAATAGCCGCACTTTTAACGGCATCCCCAATGTCTTTGCCACTTAAAACATTTACAGCTAATTGGGCCGCAATTTGTTGGGGTATAGACAGACCACCCGTAGCCAATGCCAAACCAATTTGACCAATAGGGCCAAGGTCTTGCATCAAAATTGCAAGGTCATTAGATGTTGCTTGTGTTGTATAGAAGATGGGTGTGCCATCTGCGCCAAACTGAACTCGGTAGCCGGTGTTACCTTTGCCATCAAACGTTCCACCAAAAGCATTGCCTGTCTGACGTTCTCCGTATGTACTGGCAACTTCTTGCCCAGTTAGCTTATTACCAAAAACTTCTTGCTTGCCTACGGGGGCAACATAAACAGTTTGGTCACTTCCGCTTTCACCGCCATAAACAGTTTCAGTTTTAACCAACTTAGGGTCAACTGGCTTGCCATCTTGGTCTACGTAACCCACAATCTTTTGAGTGTAGATGGGGCCATTTTCATCATAGCCTCCAGTATCAAACGTTTCAAAAACAGGTTGCACAGCGGCATCAACGGTTTTAGTTATCTTACCAAACTGGTTAATGTTAGTAGCACCTGTTTCGGCAATAATCTTAGCCATGTCCTCTGCGTTCTTTTGAGCAGAGCCTTTTCCCTCACCCTTCCACTTATCAGTAGTTCCTTGTGAAAGAATCTGTGCAGTCAAATACTGCGTAGCCGCTTTTGTAGAGCCTTTTAACGCATCAGACAACTGATCGCTATTTACATTAGCGTCTTGCATTGTCTTAGCAATCAATGCGGCATCAGCATTAGGATTGGCATTAAACCAACCCAAGATGTCTGCATTTGTTATTTTATTAGCGGGTGCTGGGGTCGCTACTGATGCGGCTGGCAACGAAGCAATGCCTGTAGGAGCAGTTACTACTGGAGGTGGAGGTGGAGGTGGAGGCGGTGGAGGTGGAGGTGGAGGTGGAGGTGGAGGTGGAGCAACTTCAGCCGCACTTGGTGAAGAAGCCGCACGGCCTTCGTTAACCCCATAATTGGTGTAATGAAAATCAGCAAACTCCTGTGGAGTCATGCCGTAGCTATTGTCCTGATATGCGTTGGCTACATCTGGGTTGGCATTAAAGTATGCAGGTTCTGGAGCAAGCGCGGCTTCATACCTAGCTGTAACATCAGCAACATCAGCACCCGTTGCTGCTGCCATTTGCGAAGGCGAAACTCCCGCCTCTTGCATTGTCTGGGCAATCAGTTCGTCACTGGCTCCGGGGTTAGCGTTGAGCCAGCCTAGAATATCTGCGTTAGTTACTGCCATTATCCGACCTTCCAATTCGTGCCGTCAGAGTAGACGGGAGTAGCAACAGAACCGCCAGCCGCAACAGTTGATCCAAACGTAGGTAGTAGTGCATCCGTTACAAAAGACCTTGCACCTTTGCCTGAAGTTACTGCACTAGGTAATGTTGCCACCGTGTAATTTGTAATCGGAGGGATAATATCATCCGTCTTTAACTGATTTAAAATAGCATCAACCCTGTTGAAGTACAGGCGAAGCACGTTGTTTAGTTGATCGGCATACAGACGATCATATTCAAACGGAGCCAGTGGCAAGTTAGGCGCGGCAACCTGATTGATCTCAAACTCAGAAATAACAATCATGAGTTACCCCTGCGACCGTCTTGTTTGATGTCAATACGTGGTGAACCCAACTGCCAAGCACATCCTAGTTGAGTAGATTCAACTTGAATAATCATCTGACGGCCTCGCACCCTGACGTACACCTGACCTGTAAACTGCTCAATTACAGAGGTAGAAGTGCGAGTTACTGTAGCGTCCGAGTTCCCACCCAAAGAAATAGGATTGTTATATCCTGAACCAGCGTTCTGCATGGGGATCAGCGTCATGGTGACTTGGGGTGAAGCCGCAGTAGAGCCTCGGAATGTAATGTCAGGAAGCATCCTCCAGACAAATCCAAAGTGATCCCCATCGTCAATGTCAAACTCAGCAGAACCAATGACAGCATTGATAGCCACGGGTGTGCCTGTTTGGTTGTCGTCATTACCTTGCTCATGGTCAACAAGGTTATAGGAGTATGTAGCGGCTATTGGGTGGTCGCGCAGTCCTGAGTCAAGCCACGCTGTACGGCCTAATGTTCCATAAGACCAGACATCTTCTGAGTAGTTATAGATGACATACAGGTCAATTGCAGTGCTATTGGCAGAACAATAGAACCACCAGACTTCATTAAAGCCTTCGTTAGTTCCAGCAAACACTTGGGATGCCTGCGCCAAGTTAATGTCTTGGAAGATATGACGGAGCAGATCGCAACGCATAGTCTGAGTGCGACCATCATATTTGTAGAACTTCTCTACGCCCATCCAGTAGATAACGCCAGATGCAACAACAGCCGCATTAGGGCCAATGATGGAGATGTTGTCTCCCAGAAGCTGGCTAGACCAAACAACAGGTGATCCTTGGTATTGGAGTGAATATATAGACGAGTCAGTCCAAACCACAATCTCTTGACGGGTCTGTACTACAGTAACAATTTCTGAGCCGTGAGACAAGCGAATACTACCGGCTTGGTTTGTGGCTGATGGCGTCCAGTTTGTCACTGATTCTTGGTCAGACCAGCGAAGCAACATAGGGTCTTGAACCGTACTGCCGTAATCGTTACATCCAAACGCAAATACAAACCGGCTTACGTCAGCAACAAAGATGGTGTTCTGGACAGTCGGGCAGTCTGATGCTCCACCTAATTGGGTAATATCAATGCCTCTGGCGGAGATTGTTTGAGTCCCCGACTGAGAACCGCTGGTGTTAATAGCCGCACCGCCAAAAGTAGCCGATAGATTACAAGTTGTGCCTGTAGTACCAACCACGTAGTAGACCGTGCCTACAGACAGACCAGTTGGCAAAGCGCCTGTTGTGTTTAGCACGACCGCTGTGCCGTTCCTCAAAGCTACAGTTAACACAGCAGGAGTAGCAATAGTTACTGTAAACACCAAAGGCGTAACACCAATCTGAGCAGACCAGTAGTAAATACCACCACCCCTTGGGGCGTAGATTAGATCTTCACCAAAGTTATTCTGGCTCCACAACTGGATAGCATTAACTGTTGTGACTCCAACGCCCCATGTTCCAGCACCCCAAGCACCACCGCCCCAGCCCGTCAAAGCCACCGCATACGCAGGGCCAGTATGAATTTCATAAGCCGCTATGACACCACTCCCGCCTCCTGGAGAAGCCGAAATAGCCGTGGCGTTTGGCGTTACAGATATAACGATTGTGTACGTGTTTGCGTCAATAACCGTAACTTGGAAGTTTCGGTTTAGGACGGCTGCCGTAACGTTTGTTCCACCACCGCCAATATCTGTAGCCCCGCTAAAGGTAACAAAGTCACCTGTGTAGCATCCGTGAGCAGTGTCAGTCACC